GTTTTTCATCTGGCTATATTGCTCTATTTTTTCTAGGTCAAGTATCTCTTCTGTTTCGTGCCAATAAGAAATAGGACAAGGAGCTTTGTAACCATTGATAGCTTGAATTACCTCGCATATTTTTCCGTCAAAGTAAAAATGACATCCTATAGGATAGCTGACTCTTCGATCATATTCAAAGATGAATTTACCTCGATTTAGTTCGCGTTCAATCTCGTAATTTTCAGTAAGGTAATCCATTATTGATGCTTCAGCGGCTTGTTCTGCCTGCACAAAACAAATATCCTTTCCACGTGTAAGTTGCGATAGAGCATCCTCTGTAATAATACCCAGATAATCGTTTTTGTTTAAAAACCTTCTATACATAATTAATATTCAAAAGTGTTATAGACTGGTGCTGTATATGTTTCAATTGTTGTCTTTTGATTTTGGAACCGTCTCCATGAGTCACAGAGAAACAATACCAATACATAATCCAAGATGTCCGATAAGTGCCCATATTTTTCTTCTTTTCCACCGGTTTTGGGATTTAATACTTTTTTCTTGGATTTGGTGCCGTCAGAGTTCTTCTGCTGATATATCATATCTTCAGTAAATTTACGACACCGTAGGTCTGCCATGAATTTCCAACCGTCAAACCCGTTTAATATAGCGTTGACAAACTCCAACCGGGTACTTTGTGGCGGCTGTTTCTGAAGCAATTTTATACGTGGCCTTAGCACATTGTTTTTCATATTGTCCACTATAATAGTATAGTTGTTGACACCTTCTTCTGTTTGCGTGCTACGTGCTAATCCTGCTGGGTCTCCTGTTATAATTATTCCGCCTATATGCTGATTCTGGAGGTGTTTGTCTCTTATTTTTTGAGATAATTTGGGGGTATTGTTTTCTTTGTTCTCTGGTTTACCTAAGTTTTCTTCCAGCAGATATATTTCTTTCTTCTCATAATTAATCTGCAACTCCATCTCACTCATATATGGAGCGACATTAAAGTCCCATCCTGATATGATCGGTTTCATCGGATCATAAACTTTTTCCCTTAACCGTTCAATAAGATGTTTTTCGCCATCAAAATTCCAATATGCAGCCATAAGATTTGAGTCAACAAAATCCCAGTTTCCATATAAAAGCCTTTCTCGTGTTGCTCGATCTGTAATTTTGTTTAATGCTGCAACATAGGTCTGTACAAACTGAATATCCGGATTATCAAAAACAGAGAATGGTACGTATGCTTCGCCTTCTTTGCATAATACAGGATTTCCTTCATCGTCTTGAACAAAACGCGAACGTACCCAATTGATGCAAGGGTTGGTTGACATCATCATTCTAGCAGTTTTAAATGTTTCTGCTGTGCGCCAACGAAGACGAGAAAATAATACCTCAATAGCTCTTTCTGAAATCTCTGATACCTCATCTATGAATGCAATAGTATATTCTGAAGACCCGAAACGTTCAAAGTTTGGATCTGAAGGTAAGTCAACCATTTCTTGCATGATGATGACTGAATCATTCCAAAATGTCAATATCCCATCCAGATTGTTTATTTTGTAATTCACCCCTTCTTTTAGCCCCCATTCCTTACATACTTTCTTTATGGTATTCCAAGTAGAACCTTTCAAGCTCTTTAAGGTTTTACGAGCTACAACGGCACGTATATCTGGAAATCTCATACAGCTACTGACAAGCCAGCAGCTTCCTAAATAAGATTTTCCACCTCCGGCTGCACCGCCTCCTAAAATAAGTTGTGGTAGATTCTCAGAGCCGCATGATGTGCAATATGGTTTATATTGTGGGTTTCCTTTAATATCATGTCCGACCATTTTTTGTGATATATGCCCTCCACAATGAGGGCAATAGTCGGGTTGAAGTAATTTCCATAATTCATATTGTTTGGGAGATGGCTTGAAATCAATTTTTATGTTTGGTGCTTTTAATCCTACAGCCATATTGTTAATTTAAAACAAAAAATGGGAATCCGTACAGTAAGACAGATTCCCATTCGTATGGAAGATATGATTGTGAGTAAAGAAGTAAGAAATCAATTTTGTGCTTCGTTATAGATGCGTTCAACTACAGCCCACATTTCATCTGGCATTTGTTGTTCTGCAATAGCTTCACAAGACCTACGCATATAATCCAGTTCTTCTTTAGAAAATTCTACCACTAATGGGGTTTCTGCGTCTTTTTGAACGTTCCATTCAATTCGCTTTTCTTCCTTTTTTTCGACTATTTCATAGTCCTTTCTGTCTTGCTCTGAAATAGCAATTTTTCGGGCGATAGACTTTTTCAAATTAAAATCCATAAAATTTCCCCGTTCTGGAAAAATAGAAGGAATAAGCAATCTATCTTTAATATGTAAATCCATAACTTCTTAATGTTTTATCAAGAATAGTCTTTTGCTATAGAGGTGGTTGTTATAAATGATATGATTTTTTGATTTTAACAAGAAATATTGTTATTAGCATTGTAATTATTGCCGATAGATAAATCTTATCTTTATGTAAATCCCACCAATTTAGTTCTATAGTCTTTCCTGATGATTTGCTAAGTTCATTAACCCTTTGGTATAGAGAGTCTAGCTTGGATGATATTTGTGAAATGGATATTGATAATGTTTCAGCTGATTCTGTATGCTCTGTATCTTGTTTGTTTATACTAGTTCTGGTTAGATTGGCTTCAGATAACCATTGGTCTTCCAGATATTGCTTGGATTTGGAAGACATTGATAGATATTTTTGAAGAGCGGTAGTCCCAAATGTTTTTGGAGCTAATGTACGTTGATATTGGGCATTCCTGTTTTTATGAAGCTGGAATACGCAATAGTCTACAAGTCGTGAAGTATTAAATTCTCCACCACAAATTTGAGTAAAGTTGACAATAAATTTGGATAGTTGGCGTTTGGCTTGCCCTCCCTCTGGGAATGAGAAGGAGGGGGCTACCAAACGCTTGGCTATTTCTGTATATACTGTCTTAATCTGTTTCGTCAGTCGTTCTTCTTTTTCCATCACGAGTCAATAGTTGTTGAAGTTGTTGACGCGCCAAGAATAATCGACTTTTGACAGTTTCGATATTGCGAGATTCTAAGGCACCGTTCCGATATTCGATTTCGGCAATTTCTTTGAGTTTATATCCTGCCTGTTGATACAAAAGTGCGCTTCTGTATTGTGGTTTCAACTGTTTTAATGCAGCTAAAACATCATCACTGTATAACTCTTGATAATTGTCAATACCCATTACGTTAGAGCTTACTTCGTCAAAATCTACAATAGATTCACTGGAAGAAAATGTTTCCACATCGTTATCATCACTCAACATGTCTTGATGCCTTTTTTTACGTTGATCCAAATCAAAAACACATCGTTTGGTTACAATATGGAGCCATGTTTGTACAGAACGCTCTGGATTATATGTCTCGATATATTTATACATGTTGGTAAGCACTTCTATGTAATTGTCTTCTATGTCAGAAGGATTAAAAGTATAGCGCATACATAACTTGTATATCATTCGGTTGTACGGTGTTACGTATTTATCAAATAGGGCTTTTCGCCGTGCAGCTACTTCATCACTTATTATTATGGGTTCTGTGGTAACTGCTGAGTATGTCTCTTCCACGCCTCTTGAACATTGAGCACAAACAAGTGATCCGAGTTCATCAATTTGTGGACTTTACAATACTTCTTCCACTTATTATTACTAGAGATAAAATTACTTCTTACCTCGTTGTCTGTTGGCTGGGGTTGTTTACTAAGGAATTCGTAAAAATCTCCTAGCAAGCTTCCTAGCATCATTAAATGGGGCTGGCCTTCTCTTTGTTGCCTACGCCTTATGTTTCTTGCGTAACTCATTTTCTGTCTAAAGTTTGTATATTCTTACATAATATTTGAAGATGTGGGTTGCATCAGCCATGTTGTCATCGACTGGTGTAATATTCCATCGTTTGATGCAATATTCAATCATCTTCTTTTTGTCAGCTTTTCCGTCACCGGTAGCCCATTTTTTTACTGTGCTAACGTTTATGAATTTTGGTTCCGGGAGTCCAAGCTGGGCGCATATCAGATATAATATGCCTCTAAATTCGGATAGTTTTCGCGCTGCAATGAAATGCTTTGAAACGCATACATCTTCAGCGATAATCAATTTGATGTTGTATTTTTGGATAAATTCAACCAGTGTGTCATAAAACATTTTATGTTGCTCGGTCGCATTTTTGCCTTTTCTTTGGGTAAAATTCCATGTTCCCGATTCATGGGTTGAGTAATATCCACAGTGCTCTGCTATATCTAATGCAAGCACATTATCACGTGTAATTTGATTTATTGACTCATTTTTAATGTTTTTTGATTCGTTAATCATTCTATGTATGAAACGCCATTAAGTTTATTGACTACAGTCTTGTATGGGTAGCCTTCAGCTATATTTCCATGACTGACTACCAAAGATGTAATCTGTAATTGATTGAGGGCATCAAAAATGTTGGAAAGCCCTTGTTCGTCAGTGGCTTCTAATATTTCATCAAGTATCAGGAGATCTAGTCCTTTATCGTCATCGCAATTTACATTGGTAAGTTTGTGCATTGCCAAAATATTAGCTAGATTAACTCTTGCTTTTTCACCTTCTGAAAATTTATCAAAAGAGCCACAATCTACACCATCGCGAATAAGAGAAATGGAAATCTTATCTCTGATTTTTCCGCTTTTTAAGACTGTAAAACCGGAAAATGCAATACGAATGTCACTACCAATGGCTTCCAGAAACTCGTTAGTTATGTGACTAAGAGCATCAATTTTAGTATTAGCCAGATGGGTTTTAAATTCAATAAAGGTTGCTTCTTGCTCTTTATATGAATTTAATTTCCGTTCAATAGTTTCTTTTTCAGAAATGGCTAATACCAATTCTTTCTCATATTTTTTCTTGTTGTTTTTGAGAGATTCTATCATGTCAGTTTCGGAAGAGTTTTCGATGTCACGAATAGATTCTTCGTATGACTGAATAGCTCCATTAGCATTGTTAATATTCAACTCTGCCTGCTTTGCTTCGTATTCTTGCTTTCTAATAGCTTCATCTAATATTGCATAAGAATCATCAAATAAATTAGTACGCGCATCATCAATGGATTTCTGAAGGGTATTCATTTGATGCTGGAGGGTTTGCATTTTATTGGTTAAATAAGACGTATTACGTGATAATTCATCCAATGCCGTACAAGTCTCGGTAATCTTATTCGACCATTCTATTTTACTACGATTCAATTCATCCTGTTCTTTACGAGCTTCGCGTCCTTTTGTTGTAATATCTGAAATGCGTTTTTCATTAGCCTCAATATTTTGGAGAATGTCTTGTGTCTCTCCATTTCGGTCTTGCAATCTTAGTTTAACCTCGTTTATATCTATATCATTAGCCAATGTGAATTCATGTTGACATTTAGGACAAACGATAATTCCGGCAAGTTGTTTTTGGAGGCTGGCTATATCTGCTTCCAACTTAGTCCTTTGTGATCTAAGATTACTATTCTCGGCATCCAACTTTTTAATAGAATCCAACAATTCATTTATTTGATTCTCAATTTTGGTGGATTTCTTTTTGAAGTTTTCTTGAAACTTCTCATGTTGTTTTAACAGCTTCTCATAAGAGGATTTGGCTGTTGCAATCTTTTTCTCATGCTGAATCAGCTGTTGTTGTACATTGGAATATTCTGCTGTAACAACCTCCAATTCTTTCTGATTTTTAATTGATATAGCTGCAAAATCCTTAGGTAATGGCAAAGCGCATGAAGTAAAACGTTCTGAAATAATTTCAAAACATGCACCGGTATCTTTTTTACTGTTTTCCAGTTTTTGCAATGCTTCATCTGTTTTATCATATTGTTCCAATAACGACCGAACAAAATTGAGCTTAATACAGTTCTGTTTACACTACCCACAGCCTCCTTAATGTATATTGGGTAATATCGGTATATTACATTACAACAATTTCATTTTCTTCAAACCATCCTTTTCTGATAGCTTCAGTTTTTACCCCCTCTGGATTATTTGTATACATCACAACAGCTAATGAGCTCTTTGCTCTGGTACATGTAACATAAAATAATCTTTGAGTACGTTCAATGGAGGTTTCCTTGCCATTATCTTTATTTTTTAAATCTGCTTCAGATAAATCCTTAATACCAAACAGTTTGTCATAACTAAACAAGAATCCTTTCGCTTCAGAATCATCTATAATAACTATTACTCGTTCAAATTCAAGACCTTTAACCCCTTGATGTGTATCAAATTGTGAACGGTGGTTCACATAATCATCATAGCGGCGTACCATGTCGATTGGCAGATCCATTACTTCCACCCAAGCACGTAGTTCTTCTTCTACGCTATCATCTTCTATGTCTGATGGTTTTAACATACACGCTTGTCTTACAACATCCGGTACAGTTAATAGCTGAGATTTTATAATTTCATCTACTACGACACGGATAGTACTATTCTTATTTACAAAATTAGCAACCTTTATAGCTTCTTCTCTGCATTTCAAATAAAGTTCATATGGCTTCTCTGTATTCTGTCTGCTCAATAATGGCGAGTATTCTTTCAAAATTTCTAAAGCAATCCGTCCATCTTCTTTCATGGAGTTTGCAATAGGAAGCACTTCCTTAGTGAAAAATTCTATTTCTGAGACAGAACCTTGAAGGAAGGTCATTTGATATTTTGAAACTTTATAAAATGGAGCAAAAAAACTAGAAAACCCTAATCTTCGTGCGGCCATCATGTGTTCCAATGTCAGGACTTTTACTTCAGCACCTATGGCCGTCCATTTTTCATCTTTGGTTTGCTCACTCATAATCCTCATCACGTTTTGTTCTATTTCATCTTTATTTAGACCATCACGTTGTTGCACGACAAAAAGCCTAACAAAACCATTATTAGCGTCTTCACGCGGACTTTGTTCCGCATGAAGATCAATATCCTTACCAATAATGTTTGCCAACTGGATTATTCGCTTAGCACTGCGATAATTCATCTTCTTTATCGGCTTCTCCCAACCAGCAGGAATGAAACCTTCTATGTTCTCTTTCCCGTCAGCATAAATTCGCTGTTTCTGATCTCCAAGTAAACCTAAGGTAAAAATATTAGCAAAATTCCTTTGAATTTCAAAGAAAGCATCAATTAGTTCTTTCTTCGTGTCTTGACTCTCATCAATCAATAGTATCGGATATTGTTGTGCAATGATTCGCTGTAACATTTTGTTCTCAATAATCATTTGAGCTGATATTTTAATAACCTCAGTATGCTTCAATGCATTATACTCAGGATTACTGCCATTAGAATTATACACGAACTTTTCTATCGTCTGTGCTTTTGCTAATCGTTCTTTCTGATGATTAAACTTTTCTACATTGGAAAAATAAGTTTTTGTTGTCTTGTTTTTTGTTTCATCTATCTTCTTGTTCAACGCTTCTATGTCTTCGATAATATATTGCAAATATAGCCTCTTAATATCTGTTTGATAGTATTTGATAACATCCCAGACAAAACTATGAATCGTTGATATCTGAAAAATGGAACTATAATCCAAACGATTGATAATTTCGTCTGTCGCAGCATTCGTAAAAGTAATAACAGCTACATTCTTTCCTTGCAACAGAAGTTCTTTACCAATACTATTACGTATTTTTTTCAAAAGAAGAACCAAAGAGTAAGTCTTTCCTGAACCAGCTCCAGCAAAAAGAAAGAAACTTTTACGCGGTGTTGAAAGAATACACTTTTCTAGTGTCTCATCTACTTGAAAATCTATATTATTCTCCATTTCTGTTCCCATTAGAATCCAAATATGACTTCATCCATTCAAGCCCTTCCTGAATATATACTGGGGCAACTAAATCGACAAAATCGTCTTTATAAAGCAGAGAAATAGCAAAATCAGCCTTCTGAAAACCACTTTTGCTTTCCAATTTTTTAAATATCTTATTTTGTAATTCATTGGCAGAATTACTATGTTTCAACAGATTCGCTATTGTGGTAATAGCACCCATTTTCTTTAACCCTTCCCGTCGGAATAATTCAAGATTAGTAAATATCAATGCATCTTCAAATGTATAGGGACATACTTCTGTCAATTCATCTTTATTCTTATCCCACTTGACGTTTACTGGTGTTTGGAATGCTATTCTTACATTATTTACAAGTTTTTCTTTTTCATCCAGTGCCAACAAATCGTCTATTTGTTCTTTTCCTGAAAGCCAGCTTTTAATGGAAGGATTACCTGTCTTATAACCATTTCCTTTGGCTGTAATCACGGATGGATGTATTTCTTTTCCGTCTTCTCCTACTTTTGTGTCAGTCGCATCTATATCCGTCACAATCAAGGCTGCAATTCCAATTTTTTCAATTAGTTTACGGAAACTATGTGCATGGCGGCCGTTCACCTCTATAACAGATATATAATAAGAATCTAATCCGGCTTTTACGAGAAAGCTGGGAACAAGTATCTTTTCCGCAGGACCTTCAACCAAAACAACAGCATCCGAAAAGAATATATCGCAGTGAGTTAAACGTATATATCTCGTTACAAATTGCTTTGTTTCATCGTCTGTTCCGAATGTACTAGATAAGTTCACAACTTTTGAAACAGGTATCTTTTCGCCAACATCTATCACTCGTTTGAAGTAGCGCATACAGTTCAAGTCAAGTTCGTTGACAACATGATTTGAATGTGTACTTAACACAAGTTGTGTACTTAGCCAAGGATTTTCTTCAATTAGTTTGTTGTTGCACAAGGCTTCAAAAGCTTTCTTTACAAATACCTGTTGTGCTTGGGCATGTAGATGCGCTTCTGGTTCTTCTACAAACACTAAATGAATAGGTTCAATATTCTTTCCTTCACTTAATTCCTTCAGCCACTTTTCTCTGAAGTCAATCAATTTCAAATAAATAGAGATGAGATTTCTATAACCAAGCCCATTGTACTTCTCAGGAAGTACCAATTCCTCCATACCTTGAATAGCGAATTGAACTGCTGAGTCATGTTTTATGGATTCCTCAATCTGAATCTTACTTCGTATTTTTATCTCTGGATTCTGGAAGCCAGGGTAATTGATGTTCTTCAATTCGCCAACAGGAACCTCAAAAGTCTTTCTTAATTTTTCATCGTATGTTTTGTTCGCTGTTACGATACCTCCAAGGAGTTTCAACCCTTCACAAGTCAGCTCCTCATCTTCTTGACCACTGCTCTTATAGTACTGTTGGAACTGTTTTGACAACGTATCTATCTCACTATCTGTTTGTCCTTCCGGATCAGAAAAATCTCTTGATGCCAGTATAGTATCCACTTTGATTAGTCCGTCAAGTGGATTATAGCCCAGCTCATTGTCTGGCGTTGTTTGCACTTCGTCTTCGTCATCAGGATCAAGAGCTGGATCTATGATGTAGTATTTCACATCGAAATACTCTCTAAGGTTTGAGCCTTTACCCAAAAAGTCGCATAAATTTTTGGGATATAATTCTGGAGAGTCTGCCTCCTTCCATTCCTCAGTAGCTTCTAAAGATCTCGCTTTTGTCTTTGCTTCTTTGTAAGCAGTGTAGAGTTTTGTAACATCTTTAGGGACATATTGCCCTCGAACCCCTACTTTTTTACCATCCCAAGTGCTAAGTGATGGTATCAAGTGATTCACTCGATACTGTTCCCCATTTTCTACATTTATCCAGACATCCATTGATGGTACGATGTTATCCCATTGATGGGAACTCAATAATGCGTCATCTACAGAATCCTTTTCCAACCATTTTTCGCCTATTGTATTAATTAAGGCCCAATTAGTTACGGTGAACTCCTTTAGAGTGAATCTCTCTGTGTTCTTAAGGAACCAAACAATAGCACTGATAGCCGAGGTTTTACCACTGTTGTTAGCACCAACTAAAACTGTTTTCTTCTCGCCAAAGTCTATATGACAATTCTTCAATTTCCGATAATTTCTGATATGAACTGATTGTATTTTCATATGTTACTTACTTTTTGTCTAAAACTATATTTCGTTGAGCAACCTCATCACCTTATGTACCTCCGAGTACGCCTTCAAATCCTCCGGTGATTCCTTGCAGAGTTTGCACAACTTTTCTGAATTTGACATTGCCCGTTCCAAGTCTCCATTCTCTGTCAAGTATTTATAGAGGTTGGTGCGTATGAAATATCGTTTTGTCTTTTCATAGCCAGGCATATATTTCTGCAATTCGGGAAGCAGTTGTTCGTAACTATCATATCGCCGACAAACCACATTAGGCAAGAAATGCAGTAGAAACCAAAATTCCGTGCAAGGATTCGTTTCTACGAACATCACCTTTCCTACATACTTCTTCTTGCCATACTCCTTCTTTGCTCGCTGATACAGTTGCATTTCAGAAGAATATTTATATAGCCTGTCCATATCAAACAAGCATACGATATAATCATATTGCTTGTTCAAATAGGACTCTATCAGTTTCAGAATATGATTGATGTCACTGTGCTGTGGAAAATCAGGAGCGACCTTGAAGGGATAGCGACACGCAATCCTCAGAGAATCGAAATAGAACCATTCTGTTTCTCCCTCGCCAATAATGGCGATACTCTTTGTTACTATCCGCCCCATATCATTAGTCGTTTAGGTTAATATACTGGCTACCCAAGAACGGCAACTTTACCAATTTTCCTTGCTTGTAGGCATTATACGGAGATAGATTCTTGTGCAGTCCAAGAGAAGAAAGACGCACTATTTTTGTTTCGCCAAGTTCGTCTTTATCAGTGAACCATATCGTATCACGGCGAATGAAATCCTCGTTGAGAAGATTGATGTCGTGCGTTGTTAGGAGCATTTGGGATGTTCTGTTACTGTTCGCCAAGAATACTTTTATGAAATAAGCTAACAGCTCATAGTGAATGCTTGTTTCCACTTCATCAATAGACACAAATCGATTGGTCTTTAACAGAAAATTCAGTATCACCGCCATTCCCAGGAACCTCATGGTGCCATTGGATTCGTATTCTTCCGACAAATCATAGACTTTATCGCCTACTTTATGCTTGAAGGTCAGTTCCGTATTTGTAATTTTGCCCTTTCTTAGCATTTCTGCCTTTGCATCTTTATCAATAGGGGCATTCTGAATTAATTGTTCCAATTCAGGAGTAATCAGTTCTTCCTCTTCGTGCAATACAACATCTTCTATGTTGAAATCGGACGCTTTCAGGAAGTTTAAAATGAATTTCTTCAAATCTCCTGTTTCGTCTTTATCCAATCTTGATTTGACATATCCCGAAAGCAGCATACCGGGAGCCAACACATCCTTTACTTGTTTGGCAAAATAGTCGTACACATCATTCAGCTTAGTGCGTTCCACATTGCTTTTGCCAAATGCAGCAAGCACACTGCAATTATTGATAGTATTTCCGGAAATCACATCTTGGCTTTTCTTTGTCATTTTTAGATTTACGCCAAAGTCGATGGTCGTGGAATCCGTTGAATCATCATAACTTCGGTTATACAGCTTGGTAGGGCGAATTGAATCATAAACAATCAATGTCTCGGAATAGATATGCTTGGCATCCAACTCAAAACTAAGGATATACTTCGATTGATTGATATAGAACGCCATAGACAACTTTGTCGTTTCATTTCTCGAAATATCGTCCAGCATGAAAGGAACCACCCCTGTTTTCTCATTACGGTCTTTAGGCATTCTCAAAACCAATATCTTGAAGAATTCGATGGCATTCAATATGTTTGTTTTTCCAGAAGCATTGGCACCATAGATGATGCCCACTTTCAGCAATCTTACCCCTTCTTTAACTTCATACGAATATTCATCAGACATAAAAGTATCTACTGATGGCTCAAAACTGATTTTCTGAGCCGATTTAATGGAGAAAAAATTCTCAATGCTGAACTCTGCTATCATAATTGTTATATTTATCTGTTATATAGCACAAAGGTATAAATAAAATCCCATATAATAAATTATAATCCATATTTTCGTAATAAAATTACGAAATACGCAACAAAAAAAATAAATCCATCGGCTTGTTTGGACTATTTTTAGAAGTATTGATAGTTTTGAGATTTTCTCAAAAGCCAAGGATTATTCATAAAAATCGTACCAAAATTATCGTTATGCTCATGTGTCATAGACAAATCTACTATTTGGTACGACAGCGCCAATATTCTTGGCTATCCAACAGAAGAAGATAGTATTATAAAAATTGCAGACATCAAACTTGCAAACGAACTTTTGGATGTCATTTACAACAATGGAGAGAAACTATATGAAAAACTCAAGAAGTAAGGAGAAATCGACAAAAGAGAAGAAGAAATAAAAAGTAGGGAGAAAATCATCACTATGCTTTCTAAAGACAACACACCAAGCGCAACAGCTTTTGCCGAACAACGCTGTAGGAAAGCAGATAGCCGGACTGAATCCCGACAAAGTGACAAAGCACATCGGACCGGACAAAGGCGGATATTGGCAAGTGGTCGAAAAAAACAGATTGATTTTTCTGGAGGGAGCGCAGTTTGCCGCCTGCCCGCTTCATTCAACTTTCAAAAAATATCCCTCCTGTAGAATTTCAGGACAGCATATGGACCGGTAGCAATCTACTGACTGTATGCTGTTTCTCTTTTGTTCCGACTTTTCCGTCGGTCGCTTGTTTCCGCTGCCGTCGGCGTCCATTGTACAGACGTGAAAGGGAAAAAGTTTTCGGGCAGAATACGCTCCGAAGGAGGAAGATTCTGCCCGAAACGGCCTGCCGTCCGACTTTTTCACTTTCAATGAAGTCTGTACTAACTTCCATGGGCGGCGAGGAAGCGGGCGACCGCGAAACGGTAGTCCTATTGTGAACATGTGCCGTTCCCACTTCTTTTTGCCATCAGCTTATCCATATCCTCGGAGATTTTGTCATCGGTGACTTTCGCATAAACCTGTGTGCTGCTAATATTTGAATGCCCCATCATCTTGGAAATACTCTCGATGGATATACCCGATGACAGCAGGAGGGTTCCAAACGAGTGCCTGGCTGTATGGTATGAAAGGTTTTCCTTCAATCCCAAGCCGACACCCATCCCATGAATCTCATGCCAGATACCGTCACGTTTTGGCAAAGGGAATACGGGCTTACCGTAGTCCGTGGTATTGTAAAGCGCAAGTATTCTTTCTGCAATAGGGTGTAGCGGCACAAACGCTTCCACATTGGTTTTGCCCCTTTTCTCCCGGATATATTTCCTGCCGTCCGATGAAATGCCTATATGATGCGGATAAAGCCGGTAGATGTCAACGTAGGCAAGTCCGGTGAAGCACGAGAAAATGAACATTCTGCGCACAAGCTCCATTTTGGGATCGGCCATCGGGGTCGCAAGTATCTTCTTCAAATCATTGCGCGTCAAGAAACGGAACTTGGGCGGTGATTTCTTTTCGTATTCCACATCCTCAATGGGATTGGCCCTGATGATTTCCCTGTCCACTGCCAGGTACAGCAAACGGTTCAGCCAGCACAGGCATTTGTTTACACGATTGTCGCTGCAATTGCAGACCTTCTTCAAAAAGATTTTGTACGATTCCCCGAACTCTTCCGTTATTTCATTCATGGCGATGTCTTCCATGCCCCTTGATTTGACGAATTTTTCAAGAAACAGTTGTGTGGATTTGGATTCCCGGTAGCTGGAATTTGAATTGATTTCCTTGGCGCGGATCTTCAATTTTTCCCTTTCAACCTCTCCGCTCCGTAATAGCAGAACGGGCAGCTCATTCACGCCGGTGATTGCATTTTTCAGTAATTCGGCACTGACAACCCCGTTTCTTTTCAGCAATTCCCCGTACTTCTTTTGGATATCCTGCCTGTATTGGGACAGCCGCCTGTTTGTCCTGTCTTCCTTTACCATACCTTTCTTGCTACTCCAGTCCTCCGGTTTACAATACAATCCGGTAGTTATGACGGAGTTTTTCCCGTCAATGGTAATGCGGCACATTATGGCGGTCGTACCGTCGGCTTTTACCTTTCCTCTGTTGATATAGAACAATATTGAAAATGTCGATCTCATAAAATTCATTTTAACGGTTATAAAACAAGTTGCAGGTCCCCGGTCGCTTCTATGAACCGGTTCATGTCCTCAAACAGTTTGCGGGGGGTGACACGGGCATAGATCTGGGTAGTCTGGATGTTGCTATGTCCCAGCATCTTGCTGATGGTTTCAATCGGAACACCGTCACCAAGTGTAATCAGGCTTGCAAACGAGTGCCGCCCGGCATGATAGACAATGTCCGATTCTATTCCGGCCAGGACACGCAGGATTTTCATGTTCCCCCGTAAGGTGGAATAGAGCTGTTTCGGAAAAAGAGTCTCCCTCTTGTCGTCCCTGTATTTCTCTATCAGGGCTATGGCTTCCGGCAGCAGCTTCACACGGGCGCGAAGCTCGTTTTTCTTTCTCCGGTATTTCAGCCACAATGCCCCCATATCATCCCTTGACAGGTTGTCCCGGGTGATGGAAACCGTATCGGCATAGGATGTCCCTGTGAAACAGGCGAAAAGGAATAGGTCCCTCGTCACCACGATGGACGCACGTTGCGGGGGAATTTCCAGATCACGGACTTTGACGAACTCTTCATGGGTCAAGGCTTTCGGGGTACTCACTTTCTGTTTTGGCAGCTTGAAGTTACAGAAATGGTATTTTTCAGAATGTCCCTCCTTGTAAGCTGTCCGGCATACTTTCTTCAACAGGGCAAGATAATGCCGCAGAGTGTCCACCGCCTGTTTCTTCTCGTCAAGCACAAATTCCTGGAAATCCCAAATGAACCGCTCTGTCAATTGTCCGAAAGCGATGTCGGAGACACCCAGTTTCTTGTTTACGAACTCTTCCAATATCATGAGCGTATAGCGGTACTTGTCGTAAGTGCCATACGCGCGGTCAATGCCAACCCTTTCCAACAGGTCCTCATTGATTTTACGGAATTGCTTCAGCAGGGTCATTTGGGTGTTCATGCTGCCCTGAAAGGCATCCTTGACGGAAACGGCGTCAAAATCGCTCTTGCGTTCAAGAAGAGAATCGAACGCGGCATTGATGTCAAGCAGCAGCTTGTCTATTTTGGCATTTACTTCCACCGCTTCCTTGCTCTTGCCGTTCAGACGGCTTTCTCGGGGATTCCATAATTCGGGAGTACATGATAGTTTGCAGCTGAATTGCGCCATTGTCCGGTTCACGGTGATACGTCCCATTATCGGGGCTTTGCCCGACTTGTCCAGTCCGCTCTTTTTGAGGTAGAGCAAAACCTTGAATTTTTCTACTTTCATACGCTCATAATTTTAGTGGCAAATTTACCTGTTTTATAAGCGTTCTCCTGCATGCAAAACTATGACAATCAGTGTAATATATCGTCGTTTCAAATTATCTGATCCGCTTCGCGTTACCTTGATTCCTTTCGGTAACAGTCCGGCTAACGGTTTGGTAACTGAACATCTTCAATAATCCCCACTTTCTTGCTTTTTTCTCATGTGGAAGAATATGGAGAAATGGTTAATTACCAACAAATTGCGTTATGCTTTCTTTTCGTTTCCGTTGCTCTCTTTGCTTGTCTTTTTCCACCAGGCAAGACACACATTCGCTACGACTGTGGCTATTTTGAACGATGTCTCGATAGAGTCTGTTTCTAGGATGCTAGGACACAAACATATAGCAACAACCCAAATATATGCAAAGATGCCCGATGTTATGGTGGAAAGACAAGCTGAAAAACTTTTCAAAATAGGATAGGAACGATGTTAAAAAGAAGGCAGCTTATTCGGCTGCCTTCTCTATCTTCTCCCTAAACAACCTTAACTGGTCAATCGTCGGGTAAAACGTAGGGTTCTCCCAGTTCTTGTTTATCACCAATATCATCGAATCAAGGTACTTCCCACAATCCGAGATTCTTGCGCATTTGTCAAGCTGGAAGCCTTCCTGCGGGTATCTCTTATTGTTGAGCGTTTCTTTAGTCCAAGTTAGCAACTCATTTATCGAGTCGTGGTCGTATTTCTGTTCTTCTGCCATAATATTTAGTTTTCGGCAAAGGTATAAAAAAGCCCCGACTAAAGTCAGGGCGAACTTGCCAAAAGACAAGTAAACTTCTACGGGTACAAAGATATACTATTTCCCATTGATATCACCACATCTGTCAAATCCGGCATTTTAAATAATGTGTTGTTTTGTACACCTTTCTTTATGAACCTTTTTCCATTGGAAATTGTTATGTAAGTAAAACTTAAGCTTTTCATACCGGTAACGGTCTGCGAAGATAGTTACCGTTTTTGACGATATATTCCACAATCATGTTAACAATTCCACATATTTTCCACAGATACGCAATATGTTCATTCGTGTTCATACCATTGATATATAGCTAAATATAAACAAAAGCAGAATATGGCACGCGCTTTGCTTTATCATTTATAAAGATTGTAGCAAAACAGTTTCATAATGAATGAAGCCAAAATAGGATAACACATTTTGAATTTACATAGCCTATATGTCATAAGAAAATGGTAGAATAAACTTTTGTAAAAAAATGTACCTAAACTTTTCATATTACTTAAGGTGCCGTCTGGGAAGATAGCACCTTTTTCTCACCACATGAACAAGTTACAACTGATTCCGGCTCCAACATACCAACCGCCCGGATAACTGTATCCTGCCTGTAAGCCCAATCCCCATCGTTTCTTCTTCTGTAAAGGTGGAAAAGTAATAATTTTACCCGACTATATACCTTAATGTACCAAAGTCAAAATGTTAAAGTCCTTATAACAATAACATGTTTAAGATACAAGGTAACTAAATCATTTGTATATTTGTTAGCAAACTAATATCTAACAAATATGCTACACGATAATATTTTTTCTTGCGAGCTATTACCATCAAAAGATGGATATACATTTACAATAGTTTCAAAACTAGGTCATATGTTACATGAAGCCGAACGCTCATTTGGTCAAAGAAATAAAGACTATACAATACTTGGTATTGAATTAGCAGATATAAAACAACCACAAACCTGGTTTCCAGGAGATTGCGGGCATATTATCATTCAATTAACAGAAGATTGTATAAATGACATGGACAAGGCGTTGTTTCAATTAGCACATGAAACTATACATTGTTTAGAACCAAATAAATACGGTAGTACTACTGTTTTAGAGGAAGGACTAGCAACATATTTTTCTATGAACTATAATGGTATTAACGATGACTCTGTTATAGACTTAGAACCATATAAATTAGCATATCATAATGTTAAGCGCTTATTGAAGTATGATGACATGATAATATTAAAGGCAAGAACATTAGAACCGAATTTATCATTGATAACTGCTGATATGTTACATAAGCTGTGTCCTAGTATTGATAAAAAACTCGTGCAAGAACTTACTAGAATGTTTGTATAGGGCCAATTAATCCTAATTTAGTTCGTTCTTTATATTCTTCGTATGTACCAGTAAAAAAACCAGTAGCAACTAAATGTTCATAGGTTTCATACCGTAATTGTTCGCGTCGTTTATTAAACTTATCCGATAATACTGTATCAGTTTCAGTATTATCGGATTTTTGTCTTACATCTATTTTCATATTGCTATTTTTTTAGTGATTTATCCTTTGAATAGAACCAATTAGTTATACTTAACATCATTTAATTTCTGATAGAAAATCATTTAACTATCTGATTTTCAACATGTTAATTAAATTTGTTATATTTATAATACAAAATATAACAAATATGAACACATCGGTTCAGTATTACCCGTCAAAAACTTAAAACGGGTATGCGAGAGATAAAGTCACTTATAGAGCTAATGAGCACCCTACATGATAAAAATTCATGTAGAGAGTTCTTAGAACAATATAGGTGGCAAGGCGTACCGGTATGTCCTCATTGTAAACACAAGTCTGAACATCACTACAAGTTAAAGAATAAAGGAGAGTTCGATGGGCTCTACAAATGCAGGCATTGCAAGAAACGGTTTACTGTAACTGTTGGTACAATGTTCGAAGGTAGCAAAATACCTTTGGAGAAATGGTTCTATGCTATTTACATCTTCCTATCTCATAAGAAAGGTATCAGTAGCCTGCAATTATCGAGAGACATAAATGTCACTCAAAAGACAGCGTGGTTTATGCTGACCAAAATACGTGTTAATATGGCAGAAGATAAGCCAAAGAAGTTTAGCGGTACTGTTCAAATGGATGAAACTTATATAGGTGGCAAAAATAAGAACAAATGGAACAAAGGCACACAAGGAAGAAGCCTTAAAGACAAAATACCAGTGGTAGGTGTACTGACAGAGGAAAGAGTATATGCAACAGTTACTCCTAACACTAGTAAAGACGTATTACATGCTATTATATACGCTCTAATTAAAGAAGGCTCAACATTGGTAACAGATGGTTGGCCAGGTTACAATGGATTATCACATGCATATAAACGAATCATTATAGAACATAACAAAGGCATTTACGCAAAGGATGGCTTTCATACTAATGGTATAGAAGGCTTTTGGTCACATCTAAAGCGTGGACTAAAAGGAACCTATCATGTAGTTAGCCATAAGTACTTACAATTGTACTGTAATGAGTTTGCTTATAGATACAACACTAGAACACTAACTGACATACAAAGGTTTATGAACTTTATGCCTATGGCATGTATAAGACATAAACATGCAAAATTGATAGAGGAACAGCACAAATAAAGAAAATTTGTAGTATATTTGTAGCGTCCTTTGGGACGTCTTAATTATTTAGGAAGCGTTTAGTGCTTTTTCTCTAATGTGAATCTGGACAATTCAACTGTATTGAGGAAATAGTCAAAACGTTCTCCCTTTGGTTTGTATACCGCACACTTGTGTGTTGATATACGGTCAAGGGCGTGAGCTGTTTGTACTTATATTCAATACAGAGGTAGTCCAGAACCGACATTAGGTATAAGTCTAATAGTCTCACGCTTCTTCTATTTAATACCCTTCTGTTGAGACTAGGAAGACTAAAACTGCAAATTATTATGGGATTCTTAGACAATTTAGGAAATGAGTTTGGAAGGAAAACAGGTAAAGCACTCGGTAACAAATTGTATGGCAGACACGCAGATGACCTTAGAATTGGTTCAAGTGCACAAACAAGCTATGAGCGTTCTAACAGTTCATCTATAGGACAAGATTTTACAGATTATGAAGCTATAGAACGTGCAAAGCGAAAGACAATGGAATATGAACAGAATGCCCAATTCTTAGAGGACATCATTCGTATAGAATTTGATTCAAGCAATAAAGAATCTATTATTAAAGAACTTACGACATTAGCATCTTATATAGATTTGTGGCTAAAAGGCGGAGCTAAGAAAAACCTTAATGTAGCCAAATCAAAGTTTGACAGTGGATTAGCAATACTAACCGCAATAGACCCAAAGAATCCTATGATTACGTTTTTCACGAATAAGAAAGCAGACTGGACTAATTATGCAGTACAAAAACGTAACAAAACTCTACTAATTGTTGGAACAATTGTACTTGTCATATTGGTAGTACTAACGATACTGTTGTAAAAACCATATTTATTACTAAATTCGAAGAATATGAAAACATTACAACTATTACTAGTGATGTTACTTATGTCCGTAACTATATCTGCACAAACGATTCTTGACAAAATCAAAAAATTAGAGCTAACGTATGTATCAAAATCTGATATTGATACTATACTTGTATGTGAACGAATAATGCGTAATATGCGTTATGCAGAGGATTATGATGAAAATTGTAAAGTATCTAATGACTTACACAGCAAAGTAGCAGCAGGAAACTTCACAGACTTTGAAAAGCTTATTGACAAACGAACTGTTGAAGCAGAACATAACTTCGATAGCATTTTAACTACAATTAGCCAGCCTAAAGATACAATAGAGGTAAGATATGGTGAGACTGTTTATTTAACATTACCGAAAATACGGCCAATTTCTGGAACATGTAAGGCTAGATACGTATGTAAACAGGACGTTAATGCAGATGGCGCTATGTATCGTGATAGGACATATGACGTAACAATTACTTGCTTAGTAAAAGATGGTGTAGCTACAAATGTTAAGATTTCAGGCAAACAGTATTGGTGGAAACAAAATACATCAGTTACTACATCTAATCGTGGTTATTTGTCTAATGCATCCGCTGTGCGTAAAGCTAAACCTATTATAGCAAAAACAGAACTTATTACTAAAATTGAAGAGTTTGGTTACTATGGTTCTGATGCGAAACTAATGCTAGAGTTACTAGCATATGGGCAACGAGCTCCTAAATATGTATCTGATGTCACTCAAGAAGACATTCTATATTGGAAAACTAAGTATGTAAAGTCTTACGTATTGCATCCTTGGTCAACTAGTATAGTGTCTGACATGAAGCAAGCCTTATTTGGACTAGTAAAGAAACGCATAGATTTTAGTATCATACAAAAATAAATAGTAATAAGATTGCTTTAACTTATAAATGGCTACCACATAGGTAGCCATTTTGTTTGGTACATTAAGGTATA